TAATCATAATTCTACTTCTACTACCACTGGTGCAATGCGAATAGTGGAGATATAATGTTAGGTGGAATGGGGAGTACCGCTGCTCCTGATATTTCAAAAGGCGGGACTATAGATGGTGACATCACTATCACAGGTGATTTAAAAGTAGAAGGTGGTGGCTCATTTACATACGATGAGATAATTGAGGGTAGCCTCCATGTTAAAATTGCTTCTTCAGGAGCAACTGCAAATACTGTTGCAGATGATTTCATTATTGAAAATAGTGGTGATGCTGGAATGTCTATTTTGTCAGGAGCTACAAGCAATGGATTTTTATTTTTTGGTGATAGTGGAGATGATAATGTTGGTGGATTAGATTATGACCATCAGTTAAATAAACTAAATATTCTTGTAAATGCAGCCACTAGAATGGCTATTGATTCATCAGGTAATGTTGGTATCGGAGGAACACCTAGTGGTGCAAAACTTCATGTTTATGAGGGTAGTTCTAGTGTTTCTTTAAAAGTGGAAAGAGGTGATGGCTCTCTTGGGTTAATTTCAGCTGGTGGTTCTACAACATTTTTTGGAACTGGAGATGCTACAGATGTTGAAATAGGCACTAATTCTAGTGCTTTAATGTTTTTAGACCATTCTGAAAGTGCAATTGGTATAGGAACTTCCACTCCCACACATCCTCTTGAGCTACATGAAGGTGCGACTATGGGATTTTTTGACCATGATTACACTGGTTTTGTTACGCAAAATGCTGGAGAATCTCCGAGACAGACTTTTATAAGGTCAAGAGGGAGTAATGCATCTCCAACGGCAATTACAAGTGGAGATGTTTTAGGTGAAATTAACTATTATGGGACTACTGCTACTAATAGCCTTAGAGAGTCAGCAAAATTACGAGTAGGTTCAGAAGGAACTATTGGTAATGCTTCAATTCCATCATATTTTGCATTTCTCACAACTAATGAATCTGCTACTTCTGCAACTGAAAAAATGCGAATTGATAGGTCAGGCAATATTGGTATAGGAGAAGCTTCTCCCGACACAATGCTTCATTTAACATCAGCTACTGATGCTAAACCAGTAATAACAATAGAACAATCTGGAAATAATGTAAATGGTGGTGCAATTATATTTAATTCAAGTAATGCTGCTAGTGTTAATGATGTTTCAGGTACGATTAGATTTAAAGCAAATAATAGTGTAGGTGATTCAGAAGAATATGCAACAATATTTGAAAAGCATTCTAATGTAACAAATGCAAGTGAAGTCGGGCAATTACATTTTAGAGTTAGGGGTTCAGGAGATGATTTATCAAGTAGACTTCTTTTAGATGGCAACTCTCGCATCAGTCTTAGTAATAATGATAGTGGTACTTCAAATACTATATTTGGAAAAAATGCAGGGCTGTCATTAGATGCTGGTAGTAATTACAATACATTTATAGGTGAAAATGTTTCAGATGCTAGTATGGATGATGCTAGTGACAATGTAGGTGTTGGCTATGGTGCTTTAACTTCATTAACTCAAGGCGATAACAATATTGCAATAGGCTCATTACCATTAAATCTTAATACAACTGGTGGTAATAATGTTGGAGTTGGAGCTACAGCAATAAGATACAATGAAACTGGTAGTGGTAATGTAGCTATCGGTTCATATTCTCAAAGAGGCGCAAGTGGTCAAAGTCACAGCAATAATACATCAGTAGGTCATAATAGTTTATACGCAGTTACGACTGGACACGATACAGTTGCTATAGG